ACCCGCCAAATTAGGCACAACCTCATCAACGTAACGGCACGCCTCCAACACGGCCTTACGCTCCGAATAAGTCATAATCGGCGGCTTGTGCTTATATTGAAGAATGAACTCGTCGGAGTTCAACGCCACCACAACCCGACCAAGTTCAGCACACTTCTGCAACAAATTGACGTGACCAGAGTGAAACAGGTCAAACGTTCCACCCGTATAGACAACAGGCACGTCAGACCTAAACATCAAACACGCCCTTCAAGAACGGCAACCATTTCGACTGCCAAACCTTCTCCACGTCAAACTCTTTAGCAAACTGAATAGACTCATCATCCACTTCAATCTTTTCCTTCGACGCCAACCGCAACGCCTCAACAATCGAAGCAATCAACGGCATCTGATAGAACGCGCCCTGAGTCTCATCCCACAAAACCTGTCCACTCACGAGGAACGACTTAGGGCCAGCCAAATCCACCATCGAAGTCCACGAACCCGTCACCACCCGCGTCCCACAGGCCTGCGCCTCAATCAGCGGAATCCCAAAACCCTCACCATAAGACGGCATCAACAACACGTCCGACGCCGTATAAATCCCAGCCATCGTCTCCACCGGATAACCAATCCGCAACATATTCGGATCAGCAATCGTCACCGAATCCGGTGGGATAGCCAGCGACTTTAGAATCCGAGGAATGACGAACCCGCCAAAAGCGTTCCCAGGCTCCATGTGCAAGTAAAGGTGCGCCTTCGGATTCTCACGTTGGAACACAGAGAACGCTGTCAAGGCCTCGCTCAACCCTTTGCGATGCTGGATTCCGTTAGCCTTGTTCGCGCTTACCATTGAAATGAGGAACGCATCGTCGTCAATCCCCATAAACTTCCGAGCCGGTTGCCCCTCAATCTCAAACGTCGGCTTGAACACGTTAGTGTCCACAGCGTGCGGAATATAAGTCGATTCAATACCCGCCTGCTCCAACTGCCGTTGCCCATGAGGAGACATTGTTATCGGCGTCACATTAGGGCGCATCAGAAACTTAGCCACATCCGCAGGCAACGTAATGTGGTCAAGCGGAACCCAACTATAAGTGGGATATTCAAACTTTAGTGAGTTATAAATCCACACGTCATACAACGTCATAAGAACGTGTTTCTTGTTCGGGTGTTGCGCCCCAAAATGGTCAAACCACAGCGGAATCACATCCTGCGAATGAGCCGCAAACCCACGCGGATAAACCGGAACCTTCCCATACTTCGACTGAACCTTGTCAAACCGGCCCTCAAGGCCATAGTTCGCCAAAATCGCCACATCCAACTTGTGACGCTTCAACCGATCCACCAGCAAAGTCATCTGGTTCCCGTACCCAGTCGGTGCGCCATAAATGTTCGACGCTATAGAAATCGCACCCGAAAGTTTCTCAAAACTCATGCCCCCAGTATAGGGAAAAGGAAAAGCCCCGGCGGGCATAACCCGCCAGGGCCAATCCGGTTTGACGACCTACTAGCTCGTCGTCAAATATTTGACGTGCGAAGCGTGGCTCAAATTAGAGTCAAACCTATAGGTCCATCTGTAAACGGTGACGTCCTTCTCGAACTGCGCGTCAGCCGAGACCGCGAAGTCAAGGCCGGTGGTCGCAATCTTGTAGGAGTTCAGGTTTCCGAAGATAACCGACTTCACTCCAGAACCAACGCTGCTCATGGCAGGGTTCTCGAAAATCGGGTATCCGAGGAAGGTGTCCTGTCCGCCAACCACAGGGTTGAACAGGTAGGAACCGTCGCCGTCCTTCAGTTTGCGCATAGCGCCCAGGGTGGCGGTGTTCACCATCCAGCCAGTGCCGGGGAGACGGCGAGCCGCACCATCCAGCGAGTAGGCCAGCGAGATGAGGTCATCCGCAGCGAGCGAGGTCGCGGTGGAAGCCACACCCGAACCAGCGGCGGTCACGATACCAGTGGGCTGGTCAGTACCAGTTCCGACGGTAGCGAGGTTGTTGACCTGGTATCCGATGGAGTTACCAACGGCCTCAGCGATGGTGGCTTCAAGGTCGAAGCCAGCGTCAGCAATGAGTTCGTTCGCAATCGGAACCAAACCAGCCTGCTTGTAAGGGGTAAGCAGGATGCTGGAGAAGGTCGGCTCAGCGTCAGAAATGGTCGAACCGGCAGCGGTCTGCGAAGCAGTACCGTAAGCGGTCAGAACCGGGAGACGCAGGCTCTCACCCGAAGCGCGGGTGATGACCTCGGAGGTGTCAAGCATCGGCCCGACAAGGCGAGCGAGCGAGAACACGCGGTCAAGGAACGAAACAGGAACGGTGTTCACAGAAGGAACGAGAGTCGCACGAGCCTCGAACTTGTGACCACGAACCTCACCGTTAGCCATAGCGCGGAAAATGTCCGCCTCGGCACGCTCAGCGGTTTCGAGAACAGCGCCACGGGTAGCCTCAGCAACCTGCACGGCACGGTCAGCGTTGCGCTTAGCAACAGCAATCATGTCATCCGCTTTAGCGATGTCAGCCTCAATAGCCTCAATCTTGCGGACTTCTTCAGCGTCCAGGCCACGACCCTCTGCCTCAGCCGCGTCAATAACGTCGCGCACCTGAGAAATGAGGTTTGCCCGAACTTCTTCCTGAGTGTCAAGGAATGACATTAGGATTTTGTCCTTTCAAACATTGGATTAGGGTAACGGTGGCGATAACGCTCAACCTAGCGACGGTGCTAACACTCAACCGCTACCACAAGTTTAGGACAGCCTATGTTGTCGGATTTTGGTCAGTCAACAATTCGCAGGTTCGGCTTACCCGCCGGATGGTTCTCAGACGGCCCGCGACGACCCCGACGCAACGCCTTCACAGTTGCAATGACCACCACAATCGCAACGCTCAGAACAATCAGACTCACAGCCAGCGCAACAGCCCACGCCAGAAACTCCCACGGACTCATCGGACTTCCTCAGAACGTACCACCCGCGTTTGCTTATCGTCACGAGTTCCATCTTCCGAAATAACCTCCGCGATTTCCTGAGCCTTCTCCGGCGACCAACCGGCACGAATCAGCCTCGAAACCATTTCCCCTTTTTCCATCATTACAATCCCATCAACAGGTTTAGTTTCTTCTTCTTCAAGGCTAGAAGTTGCAGGCCCGTTTCGTCAATCTCCGGTTCCTGTTCCTCAAGTTTCGGAGACAACTCATCCAACACCTGCTCAATGAGAGCGCGGTCATCACTAGAAAGTTCCGATCCGTCCTCCATCTTCAAAATCGCGTCAGCAAGCGCGTCAGCGTCCACGTTCGCACGCTTCGCCACCAGGTCAATACCGCGAACCGTTGCCGTGCCATTTGTTTGCTCATAGGCCGGGAAGGCTGTCAGACTGACCTCGTGCAAACGTACTGACTTCAAGGTGCGTTCAGTACCGTCGGCGTTCCACGAATCACCACCGCGAGTCGGCATAGAAAAGCCAAACGAGAAACCAGTCAAATCTCCTCGCGAAACAAGTTCCTTGATATCACGCCCCAAACTAGTATTGGGCAAAATAGCCGACACGCGCAAACCACGGTCATCCTCAGTCAGCGTCAAAGTCTTAGCACGGGTGCTACCAAGAATTTGTCCAGTGTCGTGGTTAAACAAGAACTTGATGTCATTCCGGCTACGCAACGACGAACGGAACGCACCAGGCTCAATCACCTCAGTAAACCCTCCGAGGTTTTGGGAGCGCGAATTGAACAAAGCCGCATAGCCCTCCAAGTGCATCCCGTCGGATTCCTCACGGATTTCCAACTCATGCTCAAACATACGGGTTTCCAGTTTGCTCACCGCTTCACCTTTCGCACGGCCCTCGTTCTCCGCTTCTATTCTACCAACCACGCCATCGGCATAGTCCAAAGCCCGCTGTGCAGACCGTTTCGTAGTACCGCCACCCCACAGCGCCATCGCAACCACCCCAGGAGTGGGGAACTCATCCGAATCCGGATTGGCCCCCGGTGCATCCAAATCAACAAGGTGACGTGAAATCCACGCGCGAATGCGAACCCACTTGTCCGCAGTCACGTTGCCCTCAGCCATCGCCACCGCCTCGCGGACAGTCCTATCCACCAGACCATCACCGGACAGACCCTCACGATGCCACTGAAGGCCACGACGCGCACTCGCACGCATATACGCAGGCGGTTCCAAGTTCACCTGTCGGGTTTCCGAATCATCATCCAACGGGTCAATTTTAGTCAAAGTCGAAAATCGGTGACCGACTAAAGTTTCGGTTTCCTGCCAGCCCTCAGCGCCCTCACGCCAAATCCTAATCAGCGCAGCCGGGTCATCCGGTGACGCCTCAATGCTGAACTCGCTATCCGGCACACCCAACACGCCCTCACGCATAACGTGTTCGATACGGCCACGAGCAATACCGCCAGACGAGCGCCAACGAACAAAATCACCCTCCGACAACTCATCGGGTTCTGCGCGGGTTTCCGGGCGCGGTTTGAATGTGTCACCCTCATAGGTTCCGCCAGGTTCCAAATCCTCAGCCAAGCTCACGGCGACCATTTGCTCCACGGCGGAGTCCTGGGTCGGGTGACAGGCGAGAAGTTCGCCGTCCTCCTTGACAACCGCCCACGCCGGACAATCAGGATGTCTGTCAGTAATCAAATAGGGCATTAGTCCTGCCTCGTCACCATCAACTCATTATCCTGAGCCGAAACCGCAAACAACTTCTGACCCTGAATCAAACTCATGTGAACCGTGTCACCACCGCGCACACGCACACCAGTACCAACCGCGTCACCAACCCACACGTCATTGTTGCCGTTGAAATCTTCTGCGAACGTCATTTGGAAAAAAACTGTGGTCGTTTGGTTGCCCTTATTGACGAACGTCATTGCATAGTCGGTGGAGGGTGCTAACGTGAAAATCTTTCCCGAATCCATACCGCCAGAAGCGGCGTGTTTGTCAGCCGTAATGTACTCAGCAGCAACAACCGTTCCACCGCTAATCGAAGTTCCGGCAGTAAATGTAGTGGCATGCGCGTCACTAGCGTTCCGGTTCAAGTTGTGCGCGGCAATTGCAGAACCCGTCGTTCCAACCGTCGCCCCCTCAACTAACTCAGCCTTCAAATTGTCAGTCGTCGAAAGGATTTCGTAAAAGTTGATTTGCGCCCCATTCGGGCCAGTCGCCAATTCGAAAATAGCCGTACCAGGAGAGGACACCGTGAACTCACGTTGCAACAAGTAAAGATAGCCGTCCTTCGCGTAAGCGTCAGACGTGTTAGCCGGGCCGAGGTTCTGCAACCACACTTCCTGCGCGTCACCAGAATCCGCCACCACCTGAGCAACAGCGGTTCCAACCGTGTAACGGTTATGAGTTACCGCCATCAGTTCACCTCGTCCTTATAGGCCGCGTCCGGGTTCTCAGGATCGACTTGCGCCACACCCTGCAACTGAACCGACGGCAATCCAGTGTGACCAATCGTGGGCAGACCAAGTGCCTGCAACACGGCGGACGGTTCAAAACCAACCTGAACAAGCGACGCCGCCATCTTCACCAATTCACCCTGAGCGCGAACACCAGACTCGTTCAACGCCACGTTAGCCAACGGCACACGCGGCTGGTTAGCCTGCTCCTCAGCGATAGGCGACAAGTCCTCCCAACGGCGCACATCGTTCACCGACAACCAACCCGACTGCAAACCAGTCGAATACGCGGCAGCGCGAGTAGACAAGTCGGAACGCACCAGCGCGGAGAAGTTGAAGCGCACATAAGCCCCAGACCCGCCAGGGTAACGGTTCATCAAAGTAGAGAGGCCGGTCTCAATCTTGGAGGCAATCGGGCGCAACGTCATCGTCAAGAACTGACGGTTCGATTCTTCAACCGACGCATAAGACGTAGTTCCGGGAATACCCATCAAGTGGTTAGGCACACCGAACGCACGCGCCACATCCTCCACGGCCAGCCTGCGGGCCTCAATAGCCTGCGACTTGTCCGGGTCAATCTGAGTGGACTTGAACGTAGCCCCACCCGTCAGAACGCCAGTCTTATGGGCACGACGCCAACCACGATGACGCGAATCAAACGACTCAGTGAGGTTCTTCGCCTGCTCAGCGGTTAGGTTGCCAGGGTATTCGATAACGCCGTTCATTGACGCACCGGAACCGAACAGAGTCGCGGAGAAGTTACGCAACGCAATCGCGAGGCCGAAATCTTCCTTCATCGCCTTCACGCGACTAATGCCACGCAGTTTCCCAGGACGCAACACGTCCGGAATGTGAAGAATGTTCTCCGACGACAGCGGGCGATCCTCACCCTCAACCGTGAAGATTACGTTCCCATCTGCACCGCGCTTCATCTCCACCGATAGCGGGTTCAACACGACCATGTTTACAATCTCGCCACGGTCATTCGTAAACAACCGAATGAAAGCATTGCCGTCAATCAGCATCGAAGTAATGACCTGGTTATAGAACGCCTCACGAGGAAGCGCAATGTCGGGCTGAATCACCCAGGCCGGTTTTGGCCGGAAGGTGAACTTCTCACCATCGCGGGTAATGAATACGTCAATGGGCAGGGTGCTAATGGTGTCCGCAATGAGTCGTGTCGCGGCGAACACGGCGTTGATTTGGAACACCGAATCCTGGTTTACGTTTACACCGGCGAGACCGCCAATCGCAATGTCGTCACCAGTCTCGAAAATCGTCTGATACGAAATCGCACGCTTCTCAATGCCGAACAGGTTTTCTAACATCACTTCACCACGCTAATTCCGACAAGGACAAGAAGAATTCCGGTGACAATCAGACCAACCGGAACAGACAGCAACAGCGAACCCGTCGCAATGGCAACCATCCCGGCTACCTGAAAAATGCTCGACATCAAACCGCCTACCCGAAAAATTGGGGGATAACTTCTTCCATCCTACCGGTAAGGGCGCGGTCAGTGGCGAGGACGGCGGCCACGGCCCCGTCAATCTTCCGAGGCGAGTTCCTCTGATCCTTCACAATCCTAACTCCCAAGTTGTCAATCTTAGTCACAGCGTTCCCAATATGGCGCGCCAACAAACCATCTCCATCGTGGACAATGCGCTTCTCCACCACCGCGTCATAGAACTTCGCACACGCCGGAACCATACGCCTAGCCGACGTGGACGGATACTCAACAATAGGAACGCCCTTATCCTGCAACACCTCCATTGACCTCTGCCAGCGGAATGGGTCACACGCCACTTCCTTCACGTTCGGATGCGTCTGGCAATAGTCCAAAATGGCCTGCTCCACCTCAGCAATATCCACCCGCCAGTTGTCGTCGTGAATGGTCAAGTCTTTCTCCCACGCCTTGACCAGATTCACCTTTACCGGCTCACCCTCTTTTGGGATGGTCGCGGCCACAATCACCGAGGCGTCACCAGAGAATGAACCGTCGAAACCCAGAATAATATCGTCCTCAAGCGATATTTCAGCATCGCCAGCGCACTCATCCCACGCACCAGTCGGCAACCACGACGTTTGCGACGCCGCCCAAAAGTTCGTCCGTTTTGTACGAAACTCAGCCTCAGGTGTACGTTTCACCGCCGACTCAAAATCCTCAGCAGAATTCAGGTCGCCAAACCCAGGGTTCGCCAACTTCCACGTTTCCGGGTCTTTATGACTAAGTTCTTCCGGCGCTTCCCACCACGCCATCCAAAACGACTCATCATCCAATTCTTTCCGAGCAACCTTCTGCCCGTACTGGTACAAGTCGTAACACACCGAATCGCGTCCAGTTGAATCAGTCCGCACACCCGCCGTCGTAATCGAAACCATGTGAGCCTTCCGACCACGCGCCGCCATAGACAACGACATCACATCAAACATCTTCCGATTAGGTTGCGCGTGCAACTCATCAAACCAAATCGAACTCGCGTTCAAACCCTCAGCAGCACCAGCCTCAGCAGACAACACCCGATAAACCGAACCCCGCCCTGGAACCTCAATCGCGTCACGGTACAGTTTCGTAATCTTCCGCAAATCCTCGTGGGCCTCAATGATGCGCTTAGCCTCACCGAACACAATCCGCGCCTGGTCACGGGTCGCCGCAACCGAATACGTCTCCCCACCCTGGATACCGAACAGCGTGTCAAAGACAGCCAGGTGCGAGGCCAGCGCCGACTTCCCGTTCTTTCTCGGAAGTCCCAACAGCGCCGTCGAACGAATGAACTGACCCTCATCATCCGTGGCATATAGGTTGCGAATAATGTCCTTCTGCCAATCCCGCAAAATCAGACGCGAACCAGCACGCCCAGCAACAGACTCCTTCGTGATAGTCCCATAAACCTCAACAAAGTCAATCGCCAACAACGCCCGTTCGGAAAACTCCTCAACGTCATGCGTCAGCCAACGCGGAGGCCAACTCATAACGCATCCGCACGCGCCATCAACTCTTCAAGTTTCGACTGACGCTTCACCTCAGCCAAACCCAAACGCGCCCGATCCGACGGCGTAAACCCCAACAAACCCAACCCCGAATAAATCAGTTTGTCCGTCTCGTTAATACTCATCACAATCTTCCGGTCAGTCGGGTCAGCCGCAAACTCCTGCTCCAACACAACCGCCCTATCCAACGCCCGACACACACGCTCCAACAACGTCACATCAAGACGCGGAGAAATCCAAATCTCACCCTCACCAAACACGCGCTCCCAAAGTTCACGCCCCGCAGACTGCAAACCCTCAGGCGCATCAACCCGCCCAGAATGCAACACAACCGCATCCTCACCTGGTAGCCTACGTTTGCCAGGATTACCAAGTTGGCGCTTCTTCTCAACAGGAACAGGAGGGTTAGGCATGACCCCAATCCTAGCCCACCCAAAACCTCTAAACTGCGGGTTTATGCACAAGGC